GAACTTACCCACCTCGTCCCAGGAGTGGATTCCTCGAATAACTCCCGTACCCGCCGTAGCAATTTGTTCTTCGCTACCATTACGTTTTACAAGATTGATACTTACACTACCATCAGCATTCTGAATAATTTCTGGAAGGAAATTAATCATGATGTCGTCAATACTCGTGTCTAAACTTCTCTGATCATCTGGTGATAAGAGAGGAACAACCTTAGTATCGTAAGTGTCTTTAGTAGAAAGGGGCATTACATATTCTCGTATGGGGAGAAAGTAATACTTGCATTCTCCATACCGAAATCTAGGGCAAGTTCTAGATGTTCCTTAGCTTCCTTCTTTATAAGCATTCTGTCATTGGGGGGAATTCCATATTCAGGAGCCAGTAAATCGGCTAGTCCGTAAATAAGGGCATTGTTCCATTCCCTCGGAAAATAAGGAGTGTTCCCAGAGGCAGTGAATCCCTCAAAAGGAGACATATAACTAATGTGTAGGTCTTTGTTTGCCACCGTGGTAGCATCTGGAGGGGGCCAAATACGAAGTACACCCAGATTAATCTTAGGTTGGTATGTGTATTGCGATGGTGCACCAGAAGGGTTTCCAGTAGGGAGTCTATTAAATACATCCAAAGCATTGGGCCATAGTTCTTGAATACTTCCTCCTGTGCTATCTACTGTCCATGCCTGTAGGATTTTAAGGGGGAATGCTGTATTCTCAGCTTGTCCTACACCAATTGTATAAGAGGTTTGGTCAGTAATCATGGTCACAGTGTAATCCATTCGTGACCATAAAGGCATTCCAAGTGTTTGAAATTCCGCGACCAGGTTGTTAAGTCCCTCTGATGCGGCTGTAATTTCTGCTGCGGCAGGTGTGCCTCCTTGTACCACTGCTCCAATCTTACGAAGTGCAGCCGTGCATAAGGAATCACGATTCATCTCAATAACAGTGACTCCAGAAGTCGTCATTACTCCTCCGATGCTCCAGGTTCTTTAAGTTTCTTTTGATTGTGTGGAAGACAAATAAATACAGATTTTAGGGGTGTTGCAGCTACTTTAGCAGTCCATTCTGCTGCCTGACTTTCACATGCTCTTTGATCGGTTGTTCTATATAGTTCTGTAAAAGGAAGTCTTCCCGCCTCGGGAGGTATAATAAGAGCAACAAATAAGAAAATAATTTCAGGAGTATTTGTTAACATATCTACCTGATAACAGAAATATAGAAAGCACTGTCTGTAGCTACACCTGCAGCATCCCAAGTAAATACCGAGAAACTTCCCGCAAGCACGTTTCCAATCGTAGCTATACAGGCACTTCCATTTCTTGGAGCCACCGACACTACATAATTAGCATCTGACATTGCTGAAGTAAATGTAACAGTTACAGCACCAACAGCATCTCGTACAACAGAAGCTACATTTGATCCACTAACTAGAGTGGCACTTCCCGCATTTGCAACATATCCCCAAGCTCTTACTAGAATAGTCTCATACACATGGGCATCCACATCATTGAGCCAATCTGCCTCAATAACTGTACCATCTACAAAAGTGGTTGTTGTCATAGAAAATCCTAGTTAAACTATACTATCACAAATCTGAACCCGCGCGTACTTGGTCGGGACGTTCGGGTATCCGTACTCGACTTGGTACTCCTCGTAAGCAACAGTCACGAGGCCCGTCATGTTCTTGTACAGCGTCGCGGTTTTCACCACGGCCATTGTTGTGGCGTCATAGATGGTGACTGCGTAGGACGTGGCCGCTGGATCGAATATGACCTCGACGTAGTACCACACCCCAGAGGGCAACTTTGGAGAAGGCAGCGTGTAGTCGAACCACGATACGCTTCCACTTGCGACATGAGTTAGCTGCCCGCTGTCATACGCCCACTCGCGCACCGGCCTAAAGGAGAATCCCTCTGTGTCATCAGAACTAGACAACCGCAGCGCCGCAGCGTCGTCCCACCCTGTCGAGTATGAATCGAGCCAGAGGTAGAACGACAACTTACGCATCACGATGGACGCAATCGACTTCCTGATGTACTTGGTTGTGGTCGTGCTCGCCGCGTAGAACGCGGGGCCGTATGGGCTTGAAACAACAGACAGGTTGTTCTTATCCGACCCTAAGGTATAGGTGAAGTCGTCCAGTCCGTTCTCATATACCTCTCGGTAGCAACCGGCTGGTACTGAGTCTGGCCAAGTCCACCCATCAGGAGTGCAGGCTGCATAAGTATCTAGTAATTCATGAGAAGGTTCATTTCCTACTATAGCACAACCTGCTGCTGCTAGTCCAGCATAAGCACTCGAAGTGCATTGATTACATACTTGTGTAAAAGCGTCTTCCGCTTCTGGACGGGTCCATGGAGGAACAATTTTCTCAGGCTGTACCCGAATTAAATCTTGAGGATGGCGAGCTTCCCAACACATGGAGCATACTTTTAAACCCGTCCATTCTGTTCGAATCTGGTCGGAGTTATACTCGAAACCACAACGGTCACAAATAGCACTCCAAATACCAGGCTTCCAGCCTTGTTTACCCATGGGGACGTAAGCTCTTTATGTCAGCCTTCAGTTCATCAAACATTGAACGAAGTTCAATTTTAAAGTCCCGGAAATCGTTCTTGTGCAAGTATTCACTCTTTATATTCTGAACATCTAGTTGTAGTCCTAGATGGAGAGTTTTATGTTCCTTGAGTCTCTCATCCATTTGATCCACTGTACGCTTCAAGAAGTAGGTGGCAACCCCCAGTAGGGTAATCACTGCCCATTTTAGAAATTCGAGTTCCATTATGCATATATTACTGAGAAAGAACCAGAGGTCCAGTCCAGGAAAATACCCCCAGGGCAATCAACAATAATACTGATATATGCACCAGCGGCTGCACCAGTAAGGGTGCAAACTAAGGGATCGCTGGCCGTCGTGCCATTGTACACAGAAGCCGTACCCGCCCCATTACAAATAAGCCCATAAAATGTACCTGCTCCAGATTTAATCTGTGTATCTATTCCTTTGGTTCCTGATGTTACAGGAGGACCAAAAACAGCTTGAATAGCGACAGGTACCCAGCTTCCAGAGGCGCCATTTACGGCAGTGTTGTTTTTAGCGTGAATTGTGGCATGTTGTCCCATATTAATCCTTTGAAGATTGGTTGTTACTTACAGGGAAATCTTTATTCCATGACCAACGCTTGTTTCCAATGTGCTCCACCTTCTTACTTGCGTCGTGATCTACATAAACTGGAAACCCTTGTTTCCGTACACGATAGAAGAAAGGTACATCTTCTGTAGTGTATTTGCCTTGTTCCTTGATATACAATGGAAGGAACCAGGGTTGGGGAGTCTTTTTAAAGACCTCCGTTTCGAACAATGAAACTCCAAATCCACCTGAATCTGCTAATTCAATTCCTGTAGAGGTTTCACTGGTAAGAATGTGTTGTTTATTCTTGTCTACGCTGAGGAAAACAGGTTCTTCTGTTTTCAGTAGATAGTTACAAAGGGCAACTGGCTGCTTCCTGGCAAACATACTATCTAGAATGTCTGCGTCAAACACCATGTCGTCATCTAGAAAAAGCAAGTGAGTTGAGTCACTTTCAAGAGCACGGGTAACAATTAGTTCCCGAGCCATGTGGATAACACTTCCTTCAATCATCTCTAGCTTGATGATTAAACTCTTGTGGGTCCGTGTTTTAATTCCTACAGAGCATAGATGCCCCATCAAATTAGCCAAGGAATGCGCAAAACCAGAACGTACAAAACCAGAGGAAGGAATTCCCACTGTCAGCCGAATCTCTTCAGTCATCTGTTTCCTTAGAAAAGGGAGACTTGTAGCCTCCCTTTAGGTTATCGAACGTATTCGACGATTAGGTAAATTTCACCAGAGGTAGGCGTTCCCGTGGTTGCCAATCCATCCACCCAGATAGGGATTTCCGTTGTATTGGGAATTGCGTAGGGTTGCATAATACCCGTAACAGGGGATAGAATAGCCTGGGTACCCACTGTAGTAAACACATCAAATGCACTTACAAACTCAGTACCTCCTGAAGTAGTACCAACACTCAGGGCCGCAGCAGAGATGGAGGCTCCGGCCAGCTTCGTCTTATTCCAGTATTTGAAACTGAGAATCGACGCATCAGCAGGGAGCACCCCCACCTTCGTTTTAGTAGAGGTGGTGACGGTGAAGTGCAAGTTTGTAAGTTTGAATACCTTTACTTTAGGTTCCTTCACCTGAAAACTTGAGAATGGTCCCGAAGAATTGGGATCACTGAAAATAAGAGACATAATAGTTCCTTTATGTTATGGGGCAGATTTCTCTGCCCCTGTTAACTATTAAGCCCCGGGCGAACCGTACATACCGCGCCAATCGGTCCAGCCGAATGAGCAACGGAAGGTTGCCTTAAACTTGGCATTTTCCGTATCGAAGTCGTCATCAGTGCTGAACTCATCACCACGACGCTCGAAATACTTCATACCATTCTGGGCATCCGTACGCAGGAACCATGCATCAGTGTCGGTTAGATAGTGATTGACCATGATTTGAGGTACAATACCCATTGCCTTCAGCGCATTGATGTCGTTGCTATCAGTACCAACACGGCCATCGCTCTTCAGGATACGACTTGCCTCAAACATCAGTTCCTTGGGAATGATGAGCACTGAGGGACGTACCGAAATCTTCAGACCACGATCTGAAGTGAAGCTGGCGATGTCAATCGATGCTTGTTCCAGAGCCGCTTCGGACAGGTCCACAGCAGCCGAAGGACCATTGGTAGCAGTGCCACCCGCCACGAGGGCGTGCGAAGCAGAACCACCACCAGCGCAGGCAACCAGAGTTGATCCATCACCACCTAGGTAAGAGGTGTTGAATGCACGGTTGTAGACGTTAGCACCAATGATTTCCTTGGTTTGACGCACCGAGAAAGCAAGACCCTGGGCCTTCTGCTTGCCAATAACATCATACAGGTCATCTTCGTACGCTTCACGAGTTACGATGAAACCAGAGGCATACACCACATGGTTGTAACGAGTCGTGTACCCTTGGCGTGAGCTGTCATACGTGATGCCCGCGCCCTCTGCCTTCTGAGAAAGCAGGCCCATGCCGGAAATACCGACATCTTCTTCCCAAGCACGCTTGGAAGTGTTCTTCTCAAACAGCTTATCCCATTCCACAGGGAATTCGTTGTACTTGTCACCATACCACTTATTGACACCAGGGAATAGGCTCTTTGCAAAACTAGAGGTTGTAATTACGCCGCTCATAGGGCCTCCTTAGACTGAAGCCAGTCCGGCAGCGCCGTACTGATGGGTATTAATTTGCACTAATACCTTATTGTTAGCACTAGCCGGCTCATTGTCCATACGCTTGGACATACCAACTACACGTAGAGGACGGGTGGCTGTGGTGTCTAGAGCCGTTGTAGAGACATATTGATACGATGCACCAGTACCCCCACCGGCTGCCTGTTGTGCCGAGCCAATATCCGCCAGAAGACCTACATCCGCCAGAGCAATTGAAGCAGTTGATTCTGCTTCAAAAATCAGATCGGGGGAGTCCGCAACCATGACAAATTGCTTTGTCGAGGCAGGGCGATAGGTAGGAATATCCAGACTGACAGAGCCAGTCGTCATTTTGCCATCAACATCTAGCTTGGAGTTGACAATACCAACCACTGCACCAACCACTGCAACAGCAGCATTGCCAGTCACAGCCGTAGTAGCAGTTGAAACAGATTCCACTGCCTGATAACCTGCTGTAGCAGCAGCATCCGACAGCTTCACCAAATCACCGATAAATACTGGAATTGCTTCTCCAACGGGAACTTCGTACATGTTGGCTTGCCCATTATAGGGAGAGCCGTTTAGGTGTTTAACGGGACGAAAACCGTTAACACGGGATACGTTAGCCATGAGCGTTTCCTTTCAAAGAAAAAGTGCTCGCTGCCAACGTCATGAGGTTAATTAAACTCCACGTT